CGGAGTCCTTCAAGGCATGTATACCCCCGAAGAGGTTGGCGAGTTTGACTCCCCTCGCCCGACACGCTCGGTGAAGGTGGAAGTTACCCCGGAGCCGGTCGCGGAATCGCCGAAGCTGATCGAGGTCGAGGCCGTGGCGGTATCAAATGATACCACGCCCGAACCGAATTGGGCGGACGAATTGGAAAAGCGCATTTTTGAGCATGAGAAAGCCGTGAATGCGTTCCTCATCGCCAAAGGTCAGATCACCGAGGGCCAGACCTTCCGCGACATCGCGGATGAGGGCTACCGCAACCGGGTGCTGTCGAACACGCCACGATTTTTGGACGCAGTGCTGAAGGAGGTCGCATAATGAGCGCGACAATCCGACACTCCGCTCTCGACAAGCTCGACTTGTGTCCTTGTTTTGAAAGCAACCCCGTCTCCGGTTCTGCGGCGGAGCGCGGGACTCGGATGGACTTGGCCTTCCGGGGTCTTCTCATGGGGGAGCGCCAGCCGTTCCTTTCGCTCTCCGACGACGAGCAGGACTCGGTGTTGTGGGCGGTCACAACGGCCAAGGAATTGGCAATGGGGCATGAGATCGTCGCCGACGAGGCGCTTCTCAAGGTGACCACGCCGCACCTTGACCATGTCGGCACCGAGGATGCGCGGGTGGAGGCGCTTGCCAAGAGCATGGACCTCAAGTCGGGCCAATTGCGCTCGTATCACAAGCAGCAGAGTGCCTATGCCCTCGGCAACATGGCTCGGACCTTTGCGACCGAGTGGGAGTGCGTGTTGCTATTCTGCGACCAGCGCGAGGTCGTCCACTATACCTACACCTTTGAAGAGGCGGAGGCATGGGTGAAGGGGATCGTGGCCTCGGCGACCGATCCCAACCGCCAGCCCTGCGCTAATGAGTATTGCTCATGGTGCCTCAAAAAAGACCGATGCCCACAGGTTGTCGAGCCGGTCGTTCAAACGCTGGCGACCGTTGAATCCTCGGTTTCGCTGGCCGATGTCCGGCAGGGGATTCTGGCCGACCCGGATCGGCTGGGGAAATTCCTCAAGGCGGCGTCGATTTTTGAGAAGGAACTCCTCAAGCCGATCAAGGATGCGGCGAAGGAACTCCTCGCGGCCAATGGGGAGGTGCCTGGTTGGAAACTCCAGCACCAAAGCGGGAGCGAGTATTTCGACCGGCTGGCCGTTGTCTCAGCGGCGGTCGCCGGGAAGTCGGGCCTCGATGATCTCGTTGCGGCGATGGGTGGCGACATGGGTGGCAAGGCGTTCCGCGAATGGCATGAAAAGATGCGAATGCCGGTGCGTGAGGAGAACGCGCAACGCAAGGCCGACATCGTGAAGCTCGTCGAGGACAAGCCGAAGAAAGCGAGGGCCGCGAAATGAGTGTGACCAAAAAGGACAAAAAGAAAATGAATAACATTTTTCTCCGCGATTGGTTTGCTGGACAGGCATTGGCCGGGCTGCTGGCTAGTGGGCATTTTACTCAAACGGGCGGCTATTTAGTCACTCCTTACGGAAATCCAGAGTTTTCTGCTCCAAGTGCTGCATGGTCTTGTGCAAAGCAGATGATGAAGGTCCACAATGCGTTAAATGCTTGTGAAAAAGCTCAACAAAAGAAATCAAAAGGGAGGGCCGCGAAATGAGTAATAGATTTGACGAGTGGGAATTGAGAGGCGGGGATGTGGCCGAGTCAAAATTACTTTCGATGACCCCTCAAGAATTAGACGAGTGGAAACTTGGGTTGCTTACAAGCGCAAACGATCTTGTTGAACTTCTCAGCAAAGAGGTTTTGCAATTGCGAGAGGAGAAGAAGGCTCTGCAAAATAAGGTTCTCGATGTTAAAATCGAGGTTCTCGACCTTAAAATCAAACTTGTTGAATTAAAGCGTCCGAAAGTGAGGGAAATATGACCGGCGAGGAACTGCGCGACCGGGGCATCCTGCAAGTGGATGCCAACACCTCCGAGGATTGGAAGGCGACCTGCGATGGTGTCATCTCATGGCTGGCCCGCAACGGAGCGGAATTCACGGCGGAAGATGTCCGGCCATGGATACCGGAGCCTCCGCACCCGAACGCGATGGGGGCGAGGTTCTCGGCAGCGGTGAAAACCGGGGTGATCCAGCACCTCTGCTACCGCAAGGCGAAACGCGCCAAGGCTCATGCCCGGGTGCTGGCCGTCTACAGGGGGGCGCATGAATGAGCTACACCTATTTGCTGGAGCAGGGGGAGGAATCCTCGGCGGCATCCTTCTTGGACATACCCCAGTGTGTGCTGTCGAGATTGAACCTTACTGCCGGAAAGTCCTGTTGCAAAGGCAGCGGGACGGAATCCTGCCAAAGTTCCCAATCTGGAATGATGTCACCACCTTCGACGGAACTCCGTGGAGAGGGAAAGTCGATGTCGTCTGCGGAGGATTCCCGTGCCAAGACATCTCAATTGCTGGGGGGGGGGCTGGAATTGAAGGCGAGCGAAGCGGACTCTGGTCAGAAATGGCCCGAATCATTGGCGAAATACGACCCAAATTCGCGTTCATGGAGAACAGCCCAATGCTTGCTCTTCGAGGACTTGGGCGAGTCCTTGGAGACCTTTCCCAACTGGGGTATGATGCGAGGTGGGGAGTGTTGGGCGCAAGCCACATTGGAGCAAGGCATAAAAGGGAGAGACTCTGGATTGTTGGGAACTCCTTTGGCAAGGATGTGGAAGTATCGGAAGTGGTGGAACCGTTCCAAGCCGATGGGCAATTTGGACGAGTTGCCAGCTACGAATCCAGAAATGTATGGGCATCTGGCTGGCAAGCAAATGAGCCTAACATGGTTGGAACATCACATGATGTTTCCACTTGGGTGGACCGATCTCGTTCCATTGGGAATTCACAAGTTCCAGGAGTGGCAGCACTCGCATGGAGAATTCTTGGAGGTGGAAAATGACTAAGCGACCGGCATTTCAATTCTACCCCGGGGATTGGCTGGGGTCGCAGCGGGTTTCCCTGCTCACACTGGAGGAGGAGGGGGCGTATCTGCGCTTGCTGGCGTCCTGCTGGCAGCACGGTTCCATCCCATCCGATCCGGACAAGATCGCCCGACTCATCGGCAAGGGTGCTTCAACCACCCTTGCAACCACCCTTGCAACCATGTTCCAACCGCACCCCTTGGAGCCTGCTTTGCTGGTGCATGACCGGCTGGAGCGTGAAAGGGAAAAGCAGGATGCTTGGGCTGAAAAAAGCCGCGAAGGTGGCAGGAAATCGGCTGAAAAGAGGCAAAATCTCAAGGGTGCTTTAACCACCCTTCAACCACCCTTGGAAGGGTGCTTGCCAAATGGTTCCAACCAAAAGGCAACTCTTCTTCTTCAGTCTACATCTACTAATACTTCTTCTAACGAAGAAGTAGGGGTGGAGTTTCCGGCGAACCTCAAGTCGGCGGATTTTGGAGCGGCATGGGAAAGCTACCTTGCTTACCGAAAGTCATCCCGACTCAAAGCTCTCGCCCCGGCATCGGTCACGGCGCAACTCCGAAACCTCTCGGAGATGGGTCACGACGAGGCCATCGAAGCGATCAACCAATCCATCGCCAACGGGTGGCAGGGCATCTTCCCGCCGAAAAACAAGAAACCTGCGCCTGCTAAACAAGAGGAGGTCGAGCAATGGTAGCCACGGTCCAATGCTGCGCGACCGAGTCGTGCTACAACTCGGTGCCGGTTCCCGGGGACGATCTGCTTCGGATTTTTCCGAACATCAAAATCCTCTGCGACGAGTGCGATCTCCAGCGGATCGAAAGGTTGAAGCAGGAGCAGGCCGCAGAGGAGCAGGAGAGGCGGCAGGAGGCGTTCAATGCCCTCTGCCCACCAATCTACCGCGAAAGCGACCTCGGACGCATTCCTGCGGCCTTCCTGCGCGAATGCGAGGCATGGCGGTTTAATCCGGTCGGCCTCGGTCTCGTCGGTCCTGCGGGATGCGGGAAGACGCGAGCGGCGTGGATACTGCTCAAGCGTCTGCATTTTGAGAACTTGCGAGTCTTTGGCATCACCTCCACGGGATTTGCGAAAGCCTGCGCGGACCAATTCCACGACAATCCGCAGGCGAAGGCGCTGGCGGAGGACACGCTGACCCGCTGCCGCCGGACGAAGGTGTTGCTGCTCGATGACCTCGGCAAGCAGAAGATGACCGAGAGGTCGGAACTGGAACTCTTCGACCTGCTGGAACACCGATCCTCGCACGAACTGCCCATCATTTGGACGGCCAACGCCGCCAAGGGCGACCTCAGAAAAATGCTCTCGTCCGACAGGGGCGAGCCGATCCTCCGGCGGCTCTCGGAGTTTACGAACATTGTGCGGGAGGGAGTGGAATGATCGTGATGCCGTCCAATAATTCTGGAATCCAGATAGGATACCTTGCCGGTAAGTTTTTAAACCGAATCGGCTGGTTGCTATCTCCAGATGGTTGGCGGCAACCTCCATCGTGGATGCCATACGCTTTAGATAATGGAGCATATGGGGCATGGGCCAATGATCGGGAGTGGGATGCAGAAGCCTTTCTCAATTTGATTGAGAAATCAAAATCTGCACACAAGCCGCGCTGGGTAGTGGTTCCCGATGTGGTAGCAGACAGGGAGTCAACGATCATCCGCTGGCATGAATGGATGCCTCAACTACGAGATCGCCTGCACGGGGTATGCTTTGCCTTTGCCGTGCAGGATGGAATGACCCCAAACGATGTTCCGCACGAAGCAGAAGTGATCTTTGTAGGAGGCACAACCGAGTGGAAGTGGAAGCACCTACACACTTGGGCAAACAATTTTCCTCGGGTCCATGTCGGACGGGTAAATTCCGAGCGTCTGCTTTGGATTTGCCATGAAGCTGGGGTGGAGTCCTGCGATGGCACGGGGTGGATGCGCGGAGGAGAGGAACGGTTAGAGGAACTCCATCGCTATTTAGAACAATCAACCGGCGGAGATCGCCGTCCTCAACTGCAATTCTCCCTATAAACAACAAAGTTTTGACTGATACCTTTCCCCCGAACAACAATAACCAAACAACATGACAACAACACACGAACTCGCAGACAAACAAAACCGCTATGTGACCGCCGAAGGCAAATACATCGCGAAAGTAAAGCAACCCGGCAACGGGTGGCTGGGAACCACCAAGACCGGCACGGATTTCATTCGCGTCCCACTCCTCATCGATGACCCGGAGAGCGACCAGCATGGACGGGAAATCGTCTGGCAGGGTTGGTTGACCGAAAAGGCAACCAAGCGCACCTGTGACACGCTCGACCAGGCATTTGGCCGCGAGTGGGACATCAAAATGCTGGACGCTGGCAGGTCTCCGTTTCTCGGCCAGAAGTGCCGGATCACGGTCGAGGCCGAGGAATACAACGGCCAACTTCGCCACAAGATCAAGTGGCTCAACCCGCTGGAATCCAAACCACGGGAAACCGAACCACTCTCCAGCGACCGGCTGGCCACGCTCAACGAACGCCTCGCCGCCGCCCGCGCCTCCGATGACGAAATCTCCTTCTAAAGACTACCACTTGGAAGGGGTCCGAGACTTAGCCTGCAATATCATTTTGCAGGCGGTCGAGGACATCTGGAATCGCCAGAAATACAAATCGAAACACCAGCGGGCGATCATGGTGGAGGCTCGGCGGTCGGCTCGGCATTTTTTTAAGAACCGAGCGTTCAGCCAAGTCTGCTCCACGATGGATTTACCTGCGGACAAAATCAAGGATGCGGCATTTTACCCGGCGAAATACCCCGAGATTATCAAGATGCTGCGGGAGCGAAAAAAACGATGAACTGGACCCATGAACAACTCAAGCAACTCGGCTACACCGAATCCAGCCCGGGAGTGTTCACTCACTCTTCAACTGCGGGGATACCTCACGCCCAGCCTCAACCGGCTCCTCGGCCAGCACTGGACGACACTCCAAAAGGAGAAGGTTCGCGCCCGCCGCGCACTCGACTCCGCATTGAAAGAAAATCCATTCGCTTACTTGATGCAGACAACTTCGCAGGCGGATGCAAGCCACTTATCGACCAGTTGCGCTATGCCAAGCTCATCGAAGATGACGACCCGGAAACCATCGAAATCCTCTTTGTCCAAAGCAAAGTCAAAACGAAGAAAGAAGAAATGACTCACATCGAAATAACAACCACAGGGGGAGTATGAGGGGGAGATTCCCAATACTTGTCAAGATCAATTTTGACTGATACCATCAACCCTATGAAACTGAACCCAAAACAGGAGGCGTTTTGCCAAGGGGTCGCGAGCGGATTGTCGCTCACCCAAGCCTACATCCGCGCCGGTTACTCCGAAAAGGGAGCCGATGGTGCCGCTTGCAAATTGCAAGGAAATGCAAGTGTGGCCTTCCGAATTGACGAACTTCGCGCCAAGTCGGAATCCAAGATGAGCTACAAACGCGAGACCTACCTCGAAACACTCCGCGAGCGGTTCATGGAAATGCCACCGGAATCGGCGACCTGCGCGAAGTATGGCGAAATGCTCGCGAAGGCGATGGGATGGAACGAACCCGAGAAGATCGAGGTCGCCGGGGCCATGGACATCAACATCCGCATCGGTGGCCATTAACATCGACATCATCCCGCGCCCGCAACTCGCGAGCTACCTGCACCGCTCGCAACGCTGGTCGGTGATGGTGCTGCACCGCCGTGCCGGGAAGTCGTTTGTGTGCATCCAAGACTTGATCGCCAAGGCGCTTTCGCACAAGCGCAGCGGACCACCTCTCCGCTACGCTTATGTGGCTCCGACCCGCGAGCAGGCGAAGGACATCGCTTGGAAATACCTGGTCCAGTTCACCTCGCAAATCCCCGGCGTGGTGATCAACAAGGCCGATCTCGCGATCACCTTCCACAACGAAGCCACAATCCGGCTTTACTCGGGAGAAGCCTACGAGCGCCTTCGCGGAATCTACCTCGATGGGGTCGTGATGGACGAGGCCGCCGACCTCGACCCAGCGGCATGGGACAATGTCATCCGGCCCACACTCACCGACTACCAAGGCTGGGCGACATGGGTGGGAACGCCGAAGGGGCGAAACATTTTCTGGAAAATGTGGAACCGGGCGTGTGCGGACAACGAGTGGTTCACACTCATGCTCAAGGCGAGCGAGAGCCACATCATTCCCGAGGAGGAACTCACCGACATCCGGCGTGGGACCACGGAAAATGCCTACCAGCAGGAATACGAGTGCAGCTTCAACATCGGTCGCCCGGGCGCGATCTATGTTCGCTCACTCGAAAAGGCGCGAGCCGAGAAGCGGGTCACCAACGACATTTTGTGGTTCAAGGAACTGCCGGTCTACACAAGCTGGGATGTGGGCGCTCCGCTCAACCAGAAGGTGTGGGTGTGGCAGATGGTCGGCGACCGCATCAACTATCTGGAATCCCTCTCTGGGTCCGACGAGTGCAAGACCCCTGCGGATTGGGCGGCAAGGCTCAAGGAGCGCCAATACGGCTACGGGGGGCATTTCATCCCGCATGACGCCGCAGCGGAGGTCGGCGGACTCTGGCAGGAGGCGCTCGGTCGCAGCGGGCTGACCGGCGTCTGCCCTGTGCCACGGCAGATCAGCGTTTGGGATGGCATCAATCTCGCCAACGATGCGTTCCCTCGCATTCACATCAACGAGGCCGGTTGCGCGGATGGCATCGAGGCGCTCGACGCCTACCACTCCAAAGAGGAGCGCGATGGCGTCACGATCAAAGATGTGCCGGTGCATGATTGGAGCAGTCACTTCTGCGATGCATTCTCTCTTTCGCACCAGGCTACAAAACGCGGGATGGTCATCGACCGCTCCGCGATTCCACGCAAGGCCGAGCGGCACGAAGCGATCCGAGTGACAGCAGGATTCCGGGGCGGAGGATTCGGAAAGGTGCGACGGTGATCTAAGGTATCAGTCAATTTTTTGCCAAAATTTTAATTTGTGCGAAAACATTGGCCATGTATTGCGACAGCGAAGCAGAAATTCAAAAAAATCCAGAAGCATTTTTGCTCATGGAAGAAATTGCCAATGGCAATTCAGATGCTTTGCATTGGATGAAAGCATTCTGGTCGTTCACGCACTTCATCGACGACTGCGTGGATAAAGACAGGATCGCAACAAGTGACGAATCCAGCGAGGTGCTGGCACTTTTTGTTGAGAGTCTCGTTTGCAATAAGTTTTTCCTTAAGAACAAAACCTTTTTATACCCTCTCATTGTGTCTGCGTGTTGTCGTTGGCGTGTTGGGGATTCGCTAGATAAAGGGGACCACGACGACAAGGTCCGAGCGCAAGTAGTGAGGTGTGGAGACATCGATATTTATCTCGGAGTTGCTTTTATTATTGGCGGATTTTCGCACATGGCAAATTGCGCCGACAAATGCAGAACCTACGACATTAACTAAAGAAAGGAAAACAACACGATGTATGGAGGAGGAGGAAACAAAGGCCCGAGCAAGGCCGAAAAAGAGCAGGCGGCTAAAGATAACGCAGCCATGCTGGCGCGAGCCGCAGAAGATAAAAAAATTCGTGACGAGCAAATCGCCGAGGCAAAAAGACAAGCCGAAGAGCAACGAAAAGATCGCGAAAGCATGACCATGCAAATGGCTGCTAACGCCCCTGCTCCGGGGGCGCAGGTTGACCCCGGCTCACCGCAGGATGACATAGAAAAAGAAATCTTGAGGCGCAAGGGCATGAAGAAATCCATCCTCGCCGGGGAATCCTCGCAGGCTCCCGTGACGACCGGCTACTCGACCCTCGGTTGATGTTGTTTTGACTGATACCAAATGACCGGCAAAAATCCCGAACTCGCGGACAAGGTTTTGCAGCGCCATGCGGAACTAGTGCATCAGCGGGCGACATGGGAATCGCTCTGGGAGGACATCGCGAAATATGTGATGCCCCGGAAGGCGACGATGTTCACGCAGACGACCTCGCCATCCACCGAGGACGAGGCGCAACTCTTCGACGCCACCGCCGTCCGGGCAAACATGATTCTGGCCAATGGCCAACTCAGTTGGATGACGCCGCTCGAAAGCCGGTGGTTCAGTCTGGAACCGCCGAAGGCGATGGAGAGCGAGGACGAGATCGAGCAGTGGTTCAAACGCTGCACCGAGGTGATGCAGGCCGAACTCAGCCGGTCGAATTTCTACACCGAGATTCACGAACTCTATCTCGACCGGGGAGCCTTCGGCACGGCGGCAATCTTGGTTGAAGGCGGGAAGAACAATTCCCTCAACTTCACCAAGCTCGATCTGGGATCGTTCGCGATCTCCGAGGACGACGAAGGCTATGTGGATACGCTCTCCCGCGAGTATGAGATGACCGCTCGGCAGGCCGCGCTCAAGTTCGGCATCGAGAACCTCACCGACTCGATGAAGAAGGAACTGGAGAAGCCCAACTCCAACCGCAAGTTTTCCTGCGTCCACCTCATCGCTCCCCGTGGTCCGGGTGAGATCGAGCAAGGCAAGCGCGATGGCGCAAACAAACCCTATGCCAGCGTGTATGTGGACAAGGCGAGCAAGCATGTCTTCCTGTCCTCTGGCTTCGATGAGCAACCATTCTTTGTCACCCGCTACCTCAAGTGGAAGAACTCCGAGTGCTACGGCTACTCGCCATCGTGGACCGCGCTGCCGGAATGCAAGCAGCTTAACTTCCTTGAAAAGCAACTCGACTCCCTCGCTGAGATTCATGCGTTCCCTCGCATTCTGATCCCTGCTGGATTCGATGGCGACATCGACCTCCGCGCCGGGGGTGTGACCTATTTCGACCCGAACAACCCCAACGCCACGCCACGGGAATGGGGAACCAACGGGCGCTACGACATCGGCGTCGAGCGGGCCGAACAAAAGCGCAAGGCGATCAACGAAGCCTTCCATGTGGACCTCTTTCAGATGTTCGCCCAACTCCAAAAGCAGATGACCGCCCGCGAAGTTGCCGAGCGAGCGAGCGAGAAGCTCATCCAATTTTCCCCGACCTTTGCTCGCCTCACCACGGAGCTATTCAACCCGCTCCTTCGCCGGGTCTTTGCGATCCTCGCCCGCGCTGGCAAGTTCCCTCCCCCACCCCAACAACTCACGATGGTCGGTTACATCCCCGAACCGGATGTCGCCTACAACTCGCGAATCGCCCTCGCGATCAAGTCTCTCGAAAACGCTGCGTTCGTTCGCACCAGCGAGATGCTTCTGCCTTATGTGCAGATCAAGCCCGACATGCTCGACAATTTCGACTTCGATGAAATCTGCCGCGACATGGCCCGCAATGATGGTCTCCCCGCCC